CTTGATACATTAGAAAATCTAATAGAAATGATATCCGATTACACTAATAAAAAACTACCAAAAAGAAAACAACGAAGATTTTATCCTGATAAAATGAATGTTTTACCGAATATACTAGAAGATCTTATAGATTTAGACAATATGATAGGTCTCAAAAAATTAAAAACACAACTTATAGATCAGATATTGTATTTTATTCAAGGAATAGATGAAAGTGTGATGCTTCACACAGTATTAGAGGGACCACCTGGTACTGGTAAAACAACAGTTTCACATATATTAGCAAAAATTTATTCTAAACTAGGTATATTTAAAAAAGTAAAATTTAATATAGCGAGACGTGCGGATCTTATTTCTGAATATCTAGGTGGAACAACAATTAAAACATTGGATACATTAAATAAATGTAAAAATGGAGTGATCTTGATTGATGAAGCGTATTCACTTGGGTCTAGCACTGGGCAGGAGGATATGTATGCAAAGGAGTGTGTTGATACTTTAAATCAATATCTTACTGAAAATGTTGATAAGATAATATGTATAATAGCTGGTTATAAAAAAGAACTTGATTCTTGTTTTTTCTCTCTTAATCCTGGTCTTCGAAGGCGTTTTCCATGGACTTTTACTATTGAAAATTATACTCCATCAGAATTGACTGAAATTTATTTTAAGTGTCTTGACGAAAAACAATGGGAAACGAGTTGTAAAAAAGAAGAAGTTCAAGAACTAATTTCCAGATATATTTCGTTATTCACTGGAAACGGAGGAGACATCAATAATATTATAGAGAAAGCTATATTTATAAACTCACGTAATAATTTTGGAAAAGAAAATTTATTTACTATTTCATTACAAGAGTTTACTGATGCTCTTGAAATTTTCGTAGAAAATAAAAAAGGAAAGCAAGATAGTCCTCCATATAGTATGTACACTTAAATTAAATTAAATTTTACGTTAGTGTAATTATTTTTAATTATAAATGTACATTAAGATGCTATCATATAAAAAAATTAATCTATTAGATATATCATTATCAGATGGTATTATTAAATGCAAGGACTCCGAATTAGAAATTAAAAGTCCCATAATAATGTATGAAATAAGTAATAATAAGTTAATACTAAGCATAAACATTAATTCTGATCCTCATAATTTATTTTTGAATATATGTGAATATATAGATAGATTATTTAAAATTAAAGAAATTAAAACTGAAATTATTGAGAATAAAAAAATATTAATTGATACACTTGATAATAGTAAGTTTTATAATGAAAATAGTAAAAACATAAGTATTAAAAATGTCAAAACTGAAGGAAAATCAATTTGTTCATTTAAATGTGTTAATGGACATTTTAATCTTGTAAATTTTTTGATAATAAACTAGTCATTCGTTTCATTATTCTAATTAAAATGTTATAAATAATTAAAATATGGAGACTGTTAAAGACGAAACTCAAGTCTATGATCCGATAAGAACAAATAATGGTGTATTTTATTCAAAAATTATGTATAAAAATTCTGAAATAACTATTCAAACAGATAAAACAAATTTAAATTTAAATAAAGATAGAAATAAGGCAAAAATAAATATCAGTGATAAAATAAAAGATTTTATTAAAAATGTGTCTAAGTCAGTAATTGAAATAACATCTGAAAAGAGTGAACATTTTTTTGGAAAAGTAATTACAGTAGAAGATTGTGAGAGTATATATAAAGAAGCGGTTGTCGACAATACATTACATTGTTTTTTTGACGAAGATACTTATTTTTATAGATCAAAAAACGAAAAAATAAACTTAGAAAAGTTAAATGACGAACTTGAAGGAATTGCTCTATTGAAGTGCAGTGCAGTTGTATATACAAAACATTCATTTTTTATAAGATGGGAAATATCACAATTTAAAATGAAACAGGATAAAAAAGTAGAAAATACAATATTACAAGAGTATTCAATTAAAGATCTTCCAGAACATGATAATCCAATGGATGGAGATCCGTTAGCTAAAAAATTACAAGAAATAACTCTTTTTTAAACCGTTTTAAAGATACATTACATTTAAGTATAAGTATGCTTATATCTATTGAAGGTAATATAGGATCTGGTAAATCAACTTTTTGTAATTATCTCAAAGATCATTTTTCTAAATATTACAACCGACCTTATGGTGTTAATATTTTATTTGTTGATGAACCGGTAGATGATTGGGTATCAATTAAAGATTCAAGTGGAGACAACATTCTAGAACGTTTTTATAAACAGCCAGAGAAGTATGCCTTTTGCTTTCAGATGACTGCATACATCTCAAGACTTGCTAATCTTAAAAAAGCAATTAAAAAATGCAAAGAAGGAGATATTATTATAACAGAGCGTTCAGTATTTTCAGACTACAATGTATTTGCAAAAATGCTGTATGATACAGGTAAAATAAATGAAATTGAATATCAATGTTATAGAATGTGGTTTAAAAACTTTTTGGAGGATCTTCCATATACATTTTATGTTTACATTAAAACTGATTTTATTAATTGTTATAACCGTGTTCGTAGTCGCGATAGGAAAGGAGAAACACCGATAACCAAAGAATATCTAGAATCATGTGGATCTTATCATGATGAGTGGTTATCAAAGCAAAGAAATATACTTACTTTTGATGGAAATAAAGACACTAGTTCTCACCCTGAGTATGTAGACATTCTTAAACAAATGATAAATTATCCTACAAATTTTCCACGTAGATTTATTAAGTGTGATCTTTATGAGCGCACACTTGAACAATGTAAAAAACGACTTAAAAAAGACTAATATAAAGACAAAATTTATAAATTTGTATTATGGAAAAAATTTTAGAATGTGTTCGTAGAGTAAATGAAGAGTTGGGTAATCATTATAGAGAGAATATATACCAATATGCACTCTACGTTGAATTAAATTTACAGAGATATTTGGTTCAAACAGAAGTGATGATTCCTATACATTACAAAAATGTACACGTTGGTTTTGAAAGAGCGGACATTGTAATTTATAATCCAAATGGAACTATAGAATACATCCTAGAACTTAAGTCACAAAATTCTAGACTTTCATCAAAAGAAATAATGCAACTAAGAAAATATCTAAAGAATCTATCTTGTAATAATGGACTTCTTATTAATTTTTATGAAAGTCTTGAAATTATAAAAGTTAACCAAGAAACATCTAGTAAAATTTAATTTAATTAGATTTATTAAAACTCATCAAATGGCAGTTTTCTGGTATATAATTTGCTTTAAAATTCAATGTTTTATTGATAGGAACTAGACTTACTTCAAAAATATTTTCATAGTCTTTAGGAACTTTTAGATTTTTATTGTTAATTAAATTATGTAGTTTATACAATTTATTTAATGATATACTATTAGCTAGTTTTAACCACATTTTAACGGTACTACTACCGGGTAGATTAAAAGTGTCTTTAAAATCTCTTAACTGATTTTTTTGGTCTCTGCTACGAAATACGTGTGTAATTTTAAAAAGTTTTTCTAGTAATTTGGTGTCTTTAGGATTTAAAATTTTATTAACTTTTATTATATATGCCCCTTCAAGTGTGAAGACTATGTGTATCAATGTGCCATCTTTTGCAAAATTTATACAAACTGCCATATCTTCACCAGATGGCCAACCATAAACTGCATCTTCGCCTTCATATGCAAATTTTGGATGAGTGTGAAAATTTATTAGACCAGTTGGTGTATAAACACTCGAACCATTTCCTTTACTTATTTTATATTTAGTGCTAGTTTTTTGGCAAATACCATCACTACAATCAATGTCTCTAAATAAAAGGGCTCCTGCTGCTTCGTTTTTATCTTCTATTAAGTGTTTTTTAATATCATTTATAAAGTCTGAATCAATTGTCCACGATACCTTTTTTTTAGAAATTGTGCACATACTTATAATTAAGTAATTTATTTTTTTGTAGTTTAAATTATTATTTTTAAATAAATGTATATTTATAATTTATAAGTATGGCTGAGACACTTAATGTTAATGTTTTAGTTGCAGCTAAGGAAGAATATACAAAACAATTAATAACTACAATACAAAATGGTTTATATGATGTTATAAAGGAAATTTATAATGATTCTCAAAAAAATAATGTAAGAAGATCTGTTTCCTATTCAAATTTTCAAAGAGAACTCAAATCTGTGCCAAACTGGACTAGTTTTAAACTAGATGAAAAACTACAATACATTAATTCAAAATTTCCTTATCTAATGGATCTTATTACTGCTATATTTGTTAGCCATGTTAAAATTTTAGCTTGTGTAAGACTTAAGTCTGATAATAAATCTGTTAAAATCAAAGTTCCAAATTTAAATACATTTCTTCATAAAATTATAATTAACTGTTGTGAAACTATTTATTATGATCCAGAACTAATAGAAAGTAGTAAATCTGTTATATTTGACATTATTAATACCTCTATACACGATACAATTGCAAATCAAATTCCTATAGAATACATATTGAACGAATATCTTTCTGGTGTTTTTGATGAAGAAGAACCTTCTTATCCAGAACAAAATAAGGTCTACGAAGATGAACCAGACCTTAATGAATTTTCAGATGAAGAAGATCTAGAGGAAAAAAGAAATATTCCAATTATTCCAATTCAAAAACCTATTTTAAAAGCTGTTCAGCCAGGAACAATAAGAGATGACTTACCGTTTAATGAGCCTGTTTCTATGCCTTCTACAGAGCCGACCAAAGAAATAGAAGATTTTAAAGAGCTAAAAGACAACAAAGACAATAATCTTGTTGTAAATAAACAAGATGAAATAGATGATGATGACATTTCTGATGAGGATGACAATACTGTAGACGATGTTTCAGATGACGAAGAAGATAAAAAAGATGACAATAAAAATGAACCTACGCTTTTTTAGAAAGTTTAAATTCTTGATTTAATAATAAATGTCTTCTTTGAAAGAGGTTATAAAATTACAAAAAAGGCAACATGCAAGATATATAGAGTTAAAGGAAAATATTCTTCACAAAGTTACAGATAAAATTACTCATTTGGCTAAACATGGTGAGATGAGATGTATATATACAGTTCCAAGTTATACATTTGGAGCGCCTCAATATAACGTTGCAGATATAACTGCTTATCTTTTTTACAAGTTTAAAAATGAAGGGTTTTGCACAATTATGTTAGGAAACGACAAATTGTTTATATCATGGGACATAAATGACATTAATAGAATTAAAAAACCTGATAAAAACAAAAAACAAGTTATCGATATAAAACCTTTGATTAACATAAATAAGTAATTAAATAAATGTTTATTTAATATTAACAAGGAATGAAAAAAATATTTACTTTTTTAATTTCTATTTTAATACTTATTACTATTTATGTATTTTTATCGCATTTCTTATCAGATTTTTTATATGGAAGATGTATAAGTAGTGGACAATGTAAAATTCCTGACGTTAATTTTCCATTTAAAAATATTAAAAATAATAAGGGAGAAAATCTTAATATTATTGCCATTTCTGCTCCATTTAGAGAAGAAGAGCACGAACGATTATATAATTTGTATAAATCATATAATTTAGAATTTCTAGGAATTTCAAGCTATTTAGATTTTCCAGAAAAAATTCATAATCCATTTGAAGATCGGTTTCACGAAAATAAAAAACATAATTATTTAGATATGGTTTCATCGTGGCTCTATTGCACTAGAAAACCATCTATCAATATGATAAATTCTGGTTTACCTTTATTGCAATTAACAGAAGCAGATATGAAAAATACAGATCACTATTATCCAGATAATAGTATTGAAAAAAAGTATGATTTCTTATATGTATGTATAGACGATAACCCTAAAGATTGTGAACCAGGTTGGCAAAGTTATAATAGAAACTGGGAACTTGCTAAAAAATGTTTAAAAGTTATGTGTTCAGCGCATAATTTAAAAGGATTAATCGTTGGAAGAACTAATTGTAAAATAGATAATTTTTGCTCTAATAAAATAAAATCTGTTCCATTTATGCCTTTTAATGAATTTCAAAAAATAATGAAACAATGTAGATTTTTATTTGTTCCTAATATTTCAGATGCTTCTCCGCGAGTAATTACAGAGGCTTTGTGTTATAATATGCCTGTAATAGTAAACTCAAATATTCTAGGAGGATGGCATAATGTAATTCCAGGGGTTACAGGAGAATTTTTTACAAACGAGTATAATATTTCTGATGCAATAAATAAAATACTTGTTAATTTACATAATTATGAGCCACGCAAATGGTTTTTAAAAAATCGTGGTATTCATTCGAGAAAACTATTTGCAAACTTTTTAAAGGAAAATTATAAAAATATTAACGATAAAAATTTTACAGAAGCCTATATTTAAAAATATTTATATAAAACATTTAATTATTAATAAGTAATGGGGTGTTTATTTTCTTTTTTAAAACCTAATAATGTTCAACATTTAGAGGTTCATTATAGCGAACCCTTTATCAACAAAGAATATTATCAAACAAGCGATTCTGAGTCATTTAATTCTGATGATTCTCCGCCGTCTTATTTTGATACAGTAATTCGTAATAGATTCAATAAAGTTACATGCGACTAAAATAGAGTGTAATTGTAGTGTAATTGTAGTGTAATTGTAATGTAATTGTAATGTAATTGTAATGTATTTAAAAAGAATTAATATATAATTTATAATAAATTCATAATTTATAATTTATGATTATAGTTTCATTCGATATAGGTATCAAAAATTTAGCTTACTGTATGATAGACACCGAAGATAAATGTATACTTGATTGGAATATTCTTGATTGCAGCGGAACTAATGAAACACTGAGAGTTATAAAAGAAGTAGATTCTATAGATTATCTAAAAGAAGCTGATATAGTTCTCTTGGAAAAACAACCATCTTTTAATCCAAAGATGAGAAATATATCAACTGCGTTGTATGTTTATTTTATACTCAGAATACAATATGAAATGGGTAAAAACTGTAAAGTGATATTTTATCCAGCTAAATACAAACTCAAATGTTCTAATACTACAATAGAACATAAAAGCAAAGTCAAGTATCGTCAAAATAAAAACTTAGGTATAGTTCATACACGGGAACTTTTAAATTCTCATCAGGATTTTTTTGAAAAACACAAAAAGAAAGACGATCTTGCAGACTGTTATCTTCAAGCTATGTCTTACATTAAGTTTTTTATGTATTCAAAAGTGCAAAATACACTAGCATGATATGGAATACTTCTTATAAGATATATACTCATGCCACGATAATAGTCTATAAATTTTATATTTCTAATAGGATCTGAATTTCTAATTTTAGCCCTGATTGTGTCCATTGGATAAAATACACACGTTGCTACTGTTTTAGATATAGACGTATTTAAGAATGTACTAAAGGTTGAATTATCTGTTCTATCTTTAAGAAATTCATAAATTGGCATTTGAATGGTAAAATTTAGATTTATTAAATATGTAGGAATTAGTCCTCCATAACACTTTGTTAAATTCATTCCCTGTATTCCTTTATTCGTTTGCACTCTTTGTCTTAGAACCCAAAATGGTGTTGTAAATGTGCTCGCCGTGCAGGAAGCGATGTATGCAGACATCGATTTAGAAACATCCATTTCTTTTAATTTTCTATAAAAAGGAAAGTAAATAGTCCAAAATGCAGGAATTGCTATTAGTCCATAAGTAATGCCTTTATAGAAGTAATTAAGTTTAAAATTTATGCTATTTTTAAGCTGGTAATTAATTCTTATTGTATCTAATGGATTACATACTATAGTTGAAATTATCCCCGCCCCCAGCGCGGGCACTATTTCATTCATAATAATATTTAATACTATATTTTTTTAAATACATTATTATAAATGAAATGAAATGGGATGATCTTCCTTGTGAAATAAGACAAATTATACTTTATTATAGAAAAATGCTAACATGCGGTGATTATGCAGCTAATTTGATTATATCAGGATGGAAATGTTATAAAACTAGAGTATTAATAGGTAGATTTAAGATGTTAAGATATCTCAAAGACTTTAGAATGTTTAATCCTAGTTTAAAAGAGTTTTTATTAAGATCTAAACTTTAGATAATTATCTACATTTCAGGAAACTTCTGAACCTCCTTGAACTGTTTCTCTCGTTCGCTTCTAGCTTTTCGCTGAGAGGATCTTTTAGTCGCCTTTGTCCCGCGTGCCGCTTTTGACTGTGCGAGCGCTCTTGCTACTGCATCTGCTTGTACCCTTTCCGCCACTTCTGCATATGCTCTTACCCTCGCCATTCTTGCAGCTTCTGCTTCTGCTACCTCCCGCAAGCGTCGCTGCGCGGGACTGTAAGTTTTTAAATAAGTGGGTTTACATTCTATAAATTTTAATCTTAATTCATTATCCAAAGCTTTGGGTGGATTCGATCTGAATCTTTCGGGTGTGTTGATTCCTGGCCAGAACACCGGACCGGGCACGAGCACCCCTTCTTTATTTAAAAGCATTCCATAATGCCAAGATATGTCGAGTCCTTTTCTCTCAGCGGGTTTATATCTTATAGTAACATGTGGACCTACCCCATCTATAAATGTACAGTGTTTACTGAAGTCACCTTTTTCCCCAATTCCTCCGTTTCCCCACGTGCCATCCCAATCTGCATATTCTACATTAACGACGTGATGCGCACCAAACTTTGTAACACGTTTCATAGGATTTCTCTTCTTTTTAGCACATCTTGATTTAATCTGAGCTTTTGTTAGATCTTGAACCAGTTTTGGAGTTTTAGAGTCTACTTTTTTACTGGGTCTGCAATAAGCAATCTTTTCTTTTGTTTTACGACCGCATGATTTACGTTTTGGCCATGCGCATGCATCAACCCATTTTTCTTTATACCATCTACCAAGATTAGTTTTACCTTTACCTTTACCTTTTCCTTTGCCTCCGCGATATTTACCTCCTTTTGATTTATATTCTCTTACAAGTCTTCCAGAATCATAGGCTCCCCATCTTCTTTTCTTTTTATCTACATCTTTTCTAATTTTTGCCTTGATTCTTGAATACAAAGCTTTGTTTACTACATTATCTGGTATTTTAGAACCAGTTGTTTTTCCTTTTTTTCCAAATTGGGCAACATTAAAAGCCTCATTTTCCCGCCACCAAGCCATCATTCTCTGTGGGGAAGGATTTCCATTTATTAAGACTCCCATAAACTCATTATCAAAGGGGTCATCTTGTGGATTTATTTTTGGAAGTATTTGTAATAATAATCTAAATGATTCATCATGATTAGCCCGATTATAGTCCCCCCTTAATGAGCGGAGCAGCAGCCCATTGCCAGCCACTGACGGGGCAACATTAACTAGGAGAGTTAATTGTAATAGAGCTAGGGAAATTAATCGATACCAGTAAGGTTCATTTCTATAGTCTGCGGTAGTAAGATACGCATTGGCAAGTCTTAGAATTTCAACTCCGCTATCTCGTAGTATAGACATATTTAATTGCTCGGCGACCTCGGGCCTTGCCTTGCCGCGGGGTCTAAATATATTATCCCCTGTTTCCTCAAAATTTATCTCCGCCATCCCTCTTAAGATTCTCCTAATTCTAAGTTTTGGATTTATCTCACTAACAAAGCTACGAAGGCGTTCTCTGGCATAAGGGGCTTTCCACGTATTACTAATTTTATTATAAATTT